GTTTTTATTTCATCATCATTCAAACGCAATACGTTACGTTGAATCCATGCTTGAGAGAAATAACGACCTGTATATGGATCTACTGATGCCAACAATTGAAGTCTGTTAGTCATTAACTCTGCTTCTTTCAACTCAGTAAAGTTATTGTCTTTGATAAAGTTATAATGAATATGTTCTTTGAATTCATTCCATTCTGTATCTGTACAGATACCTTTTAGAACACATTGTACACGTAATGCTTGGTCAAACAAATCAGAGAACTTAGCTCTCATGCGTCCAACAAATTTGGCAAACTTTAACTCATCTCGTGTGATTTCACCAACACGGCCTAAAGAGAAACCGGATTGGTTTGGATCAAGTCTGGAGACTGGAACGTTCAAAGACTTATACAGTTTCTTTTCAAAATACTTAACGTCTTCCAACTCACCTAGGTTCTGTCCACCTGGTAGTGTAGTAATCTCTGTACCTTTGCCACCTTCTCTACGTGGCAACCAGAAGTCTTCCATCATGGACAAGAATTTACGGTCATCACGGACTTCACCAGTATTCGCATCATATACCAACTTGTTCTTGTACTTGACCATGATGTCACGTAGGTACTGTTCAGCCTTTAGTTTAGGCAAATTACCAACGTCAATGTAAAAAATCCTACGTTCTGGCGCACGAGAGATACGATAGATAACTGTTGCATCTTCAATCATACGCAATTGATTCAAAGGCTTAATCGCCTTGTGCAAGTATGATAATACAACTGCACGGCGTGAATCCATCAAACCAGAAACAACGGAAATGATAGAATCTGTTGTGATACGAGTACCAACTGGACCATAATTCGTAGAACTACCAGTGGTTACTTTGTCATTGAAAATATAGTATTCGTTTACGGTGTTAACAACTTCAACACCTGTACGTTCGTCTTTTTGTTTTTTGACCTCACGGATTTTGCGTAGTTTGCGTGGGTCAATGTAACGTAATTCTTTGATACCTTGGGTTGGTTGCTCACGGTCTATGATAATGTGGTAATATAATTTTCCGTCAATGTAGTATCTGCGGAAAATATCCTGAGCCATATTCTTATAATTCAACATCTTCATAACTGTGTTGAATTCGGCTTTGATTGCTTTTTTAATCTTGTCTGGTTGGTCTAAGTCATCCAGAATAATTTGTAGAATCTTGCCGTCATCATCTTGGCAGATTGCTTCGTTTACAATATCGTCAATGGCAGATTCAATTTCTGGTTGCATTGCCATTTCACGATAACGAGATATTAATTCTACCTCATTTTTTGCAGTTCCGTCTAGGTCTACATATGTACCATAATAAGCGGCAGAAGTAATCGTTAACGCACCATCATCATTTGCCGGTGGGCTAAACGATTGTTGTGTGTCTTGTTGGTCTTCACCACGAGAGATGGTAAAGCCAAATAAAGAGAATTTATTTGCCATATTTTTCCAGTTGTCAATTCAAAAACGCATAAAAAGGGGCCGAAGCCCCTTCACCAAAATAAACCTTACTGAGATAAGAAGGCTGTTGTAACAGAATCCGTAGTATCTGATTCCCAGAATTGGTAAGCAAATGTTGCACCAAATTCTTCAATAGTATCGTTATTGCCCCAATCTAAATCGATTGGTGCTAAGTCAACTGGGAACATACCAATGATACTGTATGATTTAAGAACAGATTGTCCGTCTTTGCTATATTGGTCAACTTTTGCATCCACTTGATATTGTGTTGCAGAAACCGCACCAACATTTCTTACGTTACCCACATGAGAATTAATGGCATTCATCCATTCTTCTAATGCAGCACGAACAAAGAAGTCTTCATCGTTAATAATTGTAAGTGACCAGTCAGCAAATGTTCTGTTACCAGCAAACTTTAGTTGGCGACCAAAGTAATTCTGTGTTACAGTACCAATTGTTGAACCAGGCAACTGTGTTGCTTTAGCCATAAATGTTACTTTTTGGCTTGCGGCACTGGAATCAGTGATTCCAGGTAACTGTGGGAAAATCAAAGTAACTGCAAACAGGTTTGGGCGGGCGCCGTCACCTGTTAGGTTACCAATAAACTCTGTTACATTAAATGCCATTTTGTTCTCCTATGTCTTTGTTTTATTTATTACACGCTACCAACAACTGTTGAGAAGCTGACACCTGTACCAACAGCAACAAAGTTCAACTGAATGTAGTTAATTGAACGAGCAGGTTGAATAAAGATAGAACCAACAAATTGGTTAGCATTAACTACAGCAGGAGTATTGTTTGTTGAATCACATACAACTTGGAATGCTGTAATACCACGGCGTCCTTGAACTTGACGTAAGAATGGAGTTACTAAAGCAACAAATTGTGCTTGTGTGAATGAGTCATTGAATTCAAACAATGAATATTGTGCAGCCTTAGCAATTGCAGTTTCTAGAACAATGAACAATCTACGTACATTGATTCTGTCAAATGCAGATGGTTTAGATTGCAATGTCTTGTCACCGTACAACAATGTTCCTTGACCTGGGAATGAAACAACAGGATTAATACCAAGAGAATACAATTGGTCTCTGTATGTTTGTGAAGGATTCCATGCCAATTTGATAACATTCTTGATTTGACCACGATTGAAACCAGCAGGAGACCACCATGGATCACGAACATCATCAGTATAAACGCATAGTCCAGCCATATCGCCGTTCAATGGAACCCAACGATATGCATTATTATACTTGTCATACAAATATTTCCAACCAGAATCAGCAAAAGCATATGATGTGCTACGTGCTAGTGTGGTATTCCATGTTGTGATGTTTGTAACTTCAGAACCTGCTTGATTAACAACCGCAGAACTTGGTGGAGAAACAAATGCAACACAATCAGCACGAGCAATTGCAATATTATCAATAATATATTGCTGAACAACTGTACTTGCACTACCTGCCATCACTAAGTTAATTTGTGATGTTAGTTTATTAGTAAACAATTGATATGCATTTTCCATATCCGCATCAATAGTTGATTGATATGTACCACCAATCAATTGTACTGTGTCATTATTTACTGGATTTGCAAATGTTGTGTTAGCTGCATAAGAACCCCATGTTGCAGCAGTTGTACTATACTCAACAGGATCAATAGCATAAACATATGCAGAGTTATTGAAAATCTGATTCTTGTAGTAATTAGAATTACCTAGTGGATCAATTGCGTCAAATGCCTTAGATACAAATGAATATGTTTCCAATACTGTATTTGCAGTACCAGTGAACAAACCTTTAGTGTCAATAACTACAATGTGCAATTCATCGTTTGCGCCATTAACAGAAGCTGCGTATGCAGATGTTCCTGGTGCTGATGGGAATAAACTCTTATATGCCCATGTAGAGAATAGAGCAGTATTACCGCAAACAGAAACAGAAAGAGAATTTCCTAATGTTCCTGGATAACGAGCAACGAATGGACCAGCAACGTTTGCATTATTTTGGTTCAAATATGATGCTTGGAATACATCTTTATTTTGAATTTGGATAGTTGCATTACTATTTGCTGTTGCATTATATGTGCCGTTGTTAGCTGCACGAACTACTTGTAAATTATTTCCATATGCCAAGAAAGACGCTGCTGTGAAGAACGTTTGGTAAGTGTTCGCATCGTTATTTGGTTGGCCAAATCTGTTTACCAAATCTGTTTCTGTGGTAATTGTAATAATCTTGTTAACTGGACCCCATTGGAATGGTCCAGCGATTGCACCGGCGGTAGTTAGAACAGAAGGTACGACTGTTGTTAAGTCTACTTCTGATACCGCTACGCCTGGAGATAGTTGAATTGCCATTTTTTTCTCCTTAAAATATTATGTGTTTCTTGGCAGTTGAATACCATAATGATTATTTATGAACTATGACTTTTACAAGTTCCTCATCATGTCTCGCATAAAAGAACCATATGTATCACCGCCAGGTGTTGCATCCCACAAATCACCATCCATCAACTCAAGATTTGTGGTCATTCCATTTTCTATAATTGGTGCAGGCAATGAGTCTTCATCGACCTGATTCATTTCTTCAAGTTGTAATTGCTTACGTATATCATGGCTAACAATCTCTTTGAAGTATTTTTGTGTAGTTGCCCATGCAAAAATAACTAAAGTCATCACTAAGTCATCATTTGCACCTTCTTCTGCCATAAAAGTATTCTTTTGAGCAACAAAGGTGGTCAATTCTGATATGGTATCAAAATCGTTTGTAATTAACTTATCACCTTCAATCAACATTTTAAGATTGGAACAACCAATCCTTTTGACTTGAGGTGACATTTTCAGTCCCATTTGTACACCACGTGCAAAACCGGCCGACAGTTGTTGTGGTTTCTTGTTACCAGTGAACACTTTCCATAGGTTTTCATACTCTAATTCATAGTGTAAAGTATCTGCCACCTGTGGAGTATTGTTGATTTCCACCAAAACATATGCATTATTATACAATCTGGCTGCATTATAGATTACAGTTGGGAACAATACTGGACTAATCGATGAACTATGGTAAGATGCCACTTGTTTGTATGGCATTTGAGATATATCAAAGACTGAGAAGGCTGAACTGTCCATGTTCTTACCTTCCGAAACGTCAACTGTGATAGCATACAAGTGGTCTGTTGTGTTTTCACCATCAATCTCTTTGATAGGTTGTTGATAAATTTTGACCTTATCATGCACATAAACGGGGTCATTGTAAACCAATTGTTGTAATTTTTGACCTGAAATCAATGTATTTGTAGAACCTAAGAATTCACATTCAAACTCTTGTCTGAATTGTTCTTCTGAAGTGTTACGTATTGTTTCATACTTCCATGCCTCATCACGGCCTGGTACCATAGACCAATGAATCTCGAATGGTTTGTATCCGTTCTTGTTACCAATGGCGTCCATCCATAACTTATAGAACATATTCATGCCATTAGGAGTAGAAACGATAATAATCTTTGTAGATTTACCAGAGGAAATAACAGGATAAACAGAGTTAAAGAACTCCTCGGCAATGTTTGCAGGTACGAACGCAAACTCATCTAAGAATACACAGTTAAATGATCCTCCACGAACTGCGGATGATGAGGTTGATGCGGCCATAATCTTAGAACCATTCTCTAGTTCTACGTTACCTTTATTCCAGGTAATGATTCCTTGTTGCAACCACATTGGAAGATTCTCATATGCCAGTTGGTATTTGGCTAAAATATCTCTCGCAAGTGAACCTTTGTTGGCCAATACGGCAATATTTTGTGAATCTGAGAATAAGGTTAACCAAAGAAGATATGCCACAGAAGTGGTTGTTTTACCAACTTGACGAGGACATTTAGTTATAACAAAACGATTCTCGTGGAACAATTTAATCATTTCTTTTTGAAAGTCCCACATCTCAAAAGGCATCAAGCCACGGTCAACGTTAACAATTTTGATGTAGTGTTGTGCAAAGTAAACCGGATCTTTTGCACATTTCAAAAACTCCTCAACTTGTTCCTGTGAGTATTTGATTTGTACACCTGCTTTTTTAAGCAGTGGATTGTCACGGTAACTGTCTTTTGAATCTATCATTCTTTGTTACTTTTGATGAACTTGCTTAGTTCTGAAGTTGATCCAACAAAAATAGCTTTATCAATAGTTGTAGAACCTGATGGTACAGATTTCTTATCCATGTCTCGCATTTGTTTTTGTACTGCAAGAAGTTCTTTGTTGGCATCTACCACATTCTTTAGTAAAGTACCATAAACTTCAAATGCACGAGGATGTTGGCCTGCTTTTGCAATCTCCAGTATCTCATCCATTGCACTTTTGCCTTGGTCTATTAAGTCCTGAAGATTGGTTTTTGTCTGTTCATACGCATCAACCAAATCTTCTTCAAGTTCTTGTTCACCAACTTTAATAGGCAAAGTTTCTTTTTTAGTCACAGGTGGAGTCTCCACTTTTGTGGCTACGTCAAAGATTTGTTCCATATTTTTATCAAATGTATTCATAGTTTAACGTAGTTTAATTAACTTGTTGCGCCTTTGATGATTACATATTGAATCACTGGTGCTTCAGCTGTAACTGTTGTGATACTACGAACAGTAACGTTTGCTTGACCTGCACTTGTATTGGCAGCAAAAACATAATTACCTAATGTTCCGCCACTAAAGTGATTCAACATTATAAAATCATTTGCAGCAATTGTGGAATTTGTTAATACAAAAGTATTTGCAGCACCTGCAGCCAATGCTTGTGAGAACAATGTAATTTGGCCTGATGGTTTGTTTAATGTGACACCAGTAGTTCTACTTGTTGCTTGTGTTACAGTACCACCAGCGCCTGTTGAATAACCAATACCACTACCTGATGTTTCTATTAAACCACCAACAAATACATTACCTGCAACTCCAACACCACCAGAAACAACTATTGCACCAGTTGTTGTATTGACTGATGTATTTGAAGATTGTACAAATAATTCAGTATAAGGTGTAAGAATAACATCACCGTAACCATCTGGATCAATAGTTAGGTTAGCGCCAGAACCTGTTGCTGTTGTGATTGTAGTAGAGTAAAGATTACCTCTTACATTTGCAGTACCTGTAATTATCAAATTACCAGTTAATGTACCACCTGTATTTGCTAAATCAGAACCAGCAGCATTAGCTGCCGCATTAGCAGTATTCCAAACTGTTTGTAAAGTAATTGCGTTGGCTGCATACCAACCACCTGCTTTGCTTCCATCATGTACTGTTATTTGATTTAATGTGGTATCAACAATTAATTCACCACTTGCGCCAGTAATACTAGCAAGGTTGCTTGTTGTATATCTTCTAAATTGTAGCGTCTTTGACATTTTTTAACCTTTAATTGTTTGGATATTCCGTTATAACAGTATTGAATATGAATGGTCCAGAGTTTGCTTCTTCTGTTGACAAATCTTCCACACCCACATCTACAAATAAGTCATCTGATCCAGTTTCTATCGACAAATCTTCTGATGCATCTCCAAATAATGGAGTAACAACAACTTGTGCAAGTTGTTCTGGAACAACCTGATAATTCAAAAACTTCCAA